GCCTAACATTGGGGCTGGCCCCCCATCTATCCCACATGCCAGGCCTTCCCGTGCCCGAGGGAGGTGCTTATTAAATTGGGTAAGGCGCGTGTGTGAACGCGCTGGGAGTGGTGTGCTACTTTTGGAGAATGCACGCAGTAGAGTGGAAGTTATGACCCCACTTGAATGCGTGCAAAGGCCACAAGCAGTACATCATTCCAGAAATCCGATGGGTCCGCGGGTACTCGCACACCCCAGGTGGTTTGAATCAAACCACTTGGGGTGTGCCACCCGCGGACCAATCTTGCCCTACTCACCCCGCCTTGGCGAGGTGAGTGGGGCAGGCTCATCGGAGAAGTGCTTAGCACTATCCACACAAGGCCAATATGGCCAAGCTGAGCTATAAGCTATATAGTAGCAATTTCACAACGAAGACCGAATACAACCATGGACACACCATTTAATTTTTCCCCAGATGATGATGACCACGACAACGGCCGCGTTGTGACTGAGAAGACGCCCCTCTTTGCTGCTGGATCCGCCATGGCAGTGCTCAGAGATACCCCAAGTACCTCTACAGCGCCACCGACCATGGCCCCCATCCCAGCCGAGCCTGTGGAAGAGCCTCAATATGAGACTCTGCCCGACTCACCCCCCAATGGGCGGGGGGGCGGCGACGACATCGCCGAAATGGAAGACGGTATCACGGCCGTGTTTCCAATGCGTCCTACCGGTGCTCCCCTTGGAGTTGCCGGGTTGGTAAGCTCCGCACTTGTGGAGGTAGGTGAACTGATTAAATTTCTGTTCATCATACCTCTCGCAGGCAAGGATGCCATACCCACCCTGCAAGCCATGGGGATGGCTGCCACCCTAGGGATCACCACCATATTATTCGCACTTTTCGCGGATAACTTGTTGGATGTGCTGTTCTGGTGCAACAACCTGCTCTATGCCGCTATTCTCGGCATCCCGTTGCCACCAGTGTCTCACGTCCTCTTGTTCATCCCCGAAAAGATTTCGTGGATTCTTTCTATGGTGCAGTTGTTGGGATTGCCAATAGTAATCCTTTTGATGCTGATTACTGTTGCATCTTATCCCACAACTAAGTGGTTCCTAGCGTGGAAGCACTTCACTTACATCGAGGCGTTAGAACGGCGCAACGATGAAGTGGAGACGCTGGAGGACTTGCTCCCACCAGGGACTGTTGACCCAATGTCTGAACACATTGAGGTACCAACCCCTCCCGAGACCCCTGCAATCGCTCCGCCCCCTCCGGCACCGGCAAAACCGGTGTCGAAGGGCAAGAAGCGCCGCCAGAAGGACTCGAAGAAGGGGAAGGGCAAAAAGCCCTCGCCGCCAGAACCGGCAACAACAGTTTCCCCACCACCAAAACCCTGGACCACGGAGCAACTCAAATGGGCGTCCACTCCCTATAAGCAGAGGGCAACTCACTTCTGCAGATGGATTGCACGCACCATACGTTCTAGCAAGGGCGGACCCGCCCTTGCCTTCACTGAGGGTAACAACCTTGTGGTTCGCCGCAGGATTGCTGCCATCTTCCAGGAGAGACATGTTCGCACGTCTCAGTGGGGTCGGCTCATGGAGCTAACAGTCACGTTGGTGTTCACTCCAACCTGTTATGAGCTGGCGTCTATCCAGGCGCTAGAGGTGCAGCATGCTGCATCTCTAACAATCATCCCACAACTCTTCTGGTTCCTGCGCTCAAAGTATGAGCACTTCAGTGGAGCGGACCTCGATCTTGCCAGGCGCTACTCACGCCTGTGCAAACGGGATTTTTAATCCGGGCATGTGTCCGGCTTCAGGATGAGTGCGTGACCATCCTAAGCCACAAGGACGTCCGAGTCATGCCTGTGGATGAGAAAAGTCCCCGGAACACGTACTGGCAGCTTGATGGTCTCATGGGGCCAAAGCAGGTACTGGTCCACACAAAAAGTCTCAGCAATCTCATGGCCGCTCTTATGGAGCGGGTCTTCTATGAGAAGCAGACCAACCTACCTCCGGCGGTGCCACCCGCCGGTATGATAGAGAGCATTTTGAAGAAATTCAAGCGCGAATTGCTAATGAATAGGTCGCCGGCCATTGTTATGCATCCGATGAAATACGCGGAGTGCTATAGCTCTCGTAAGCGACGTATTTATGAACAAGCCGCGCGCGAATATCTTCAGCATGGGGTGGGAATCCGCGATTCTGTCCTCAAGGTCTTCGTTAAATACGAAAAGATCTTGGAGACAGGCGAACGGGTTGTTCCCCGCCTCATTAGTCCTCGCTCTCCTATCTACAACGTAGCGTTGGGATGCTATCTCAGACCGCTAGAGCACAAGTTGTACCGCAGAATCGGGAAACTATTCGATTCCAACTTTGGTGCAGAAACCCCAGTCATTGCTAAGGGTTTCAATGCTGAGCAGACAGCCGAACTTATCTTGTCTAAGTTCAATAGGTTTGACCACCCGGTTATCGTTGGGCTAGATGCAAGCCGCTTCGATCAACACGTATGTCGGGCGATGTTGGAGTGGGAGCACTCCATCTATCGAGGTTACTATCCTAGGGACAAGGAGCTGTCTACCCTCCTGCGCATGCAACTGCGCAGCCGAGGCATAGGTGTCACCCCCACGGGGAAAGTCGAATACGAGATCGACGGCACCAGAGCCTCAGGCGATGTCAACACCGCTCTGGGCAATTGCCTTATTAGTGCTGCCATTCTGTGGACTTACCTCCGCAGCAGGCACATTAGTAAGGCGGATGCCCTCATCAACGGTGATGACGTGATAGTGTTTCTGGAGCGAGAACAACTCGCCAACTTTATCCAATACTTGGCCTCATTTTATATGAAGCTGGGATTTCGGATGAAAGTAGAAGCTCCAGTAACCGAGATGGAATCCATCGAGTTCTGTCAGTGCCATCCAGTGTTCGATGGGGAGAAGTGGGTCATGGTCCGCAACTTCCCAGACTGCATGAGCAAGGACTCGACGATAATACACCCTGTGTTCGCCGGGCAGGGTGCAGGGGATTACCTCTCTTCTGTAGGGGAGTGTGGTATGTCTATTTGTGGAGGCATACCCGTACTACAGGAATACTATCACAAGTTGCAATCTCTGGGAACTCCGCGGAAATCTTTCAATGACTTCATTTCCAGCGGTTTCCAAATGATGTCTCGCGGAATGGTTCGCAATATCCGACCCATTTCTGAGGCAGCCAGGGCGTCTTTCGACCTGGCGTTTGGAATTCCCAGAGAGGAGCAGCTCTTCCTGGAGGGGAAGATAAGGGGGTGGCGATGGGGAACTCGGGATCTATACTCCGAGCCCGCTCCCTTGTGGCCGGCAGAGGGAACAAAGATTCCTTGACCACACGACCAAGCAATGAAGAAGAAGAAGTCACCACCAGCCGGGAAGGCTGGACCGGCGAGGGGTAAGCCTCGCAACAAGTCACGCAGCTCCAGAGAAAAGGGAGGAGCTGGTGGCGAGGTGGGTGCTGTGCCATTCTCTGGCGTAGCACTCACGAGCGCGATGCCGTCGTTTAACGGCAGGCCGAGTGTGAGGGTTGTCCACCGGGAGGCAGTAGCGAGTATTCGTAACACAATTACGAGTAATTTCGCGATGCTTCCCCAAGTTGGACAGAGTCCTGGGTGGGATATTGCCCCAGGTAACCCGGTACTATTTCCATGGCTATCCAATATAGCTGTGAACTACGAACAGTACCACTTTCACCGCCTGGTGTTCCACTTGATCTCTGGTCAAGCAGCGAACCAGGCCGGCCGGGTATACATGGCAGTCGACTATGACTGGGATGATGAGGTAGCCACAACCTTCGCTGAGATGATGAATAGTCAATCAGCTACGGAGGGAATGGCTTGGCATCATCTCCAGCTCAGATGCGACCCAAAGGCCATGCATGAGGATAAGTACTTTAAGTTCACCAAGGATAATGTCCGCGAAGCTCCTGAGCCACGCACCACTTATTCTGGGTTCCTCATGATAGCAACTAATGTGCCCGCAGTCTACTCCTGGGACCTGATGGTCGAGTATGACGTGGAATTCCGAACTCCGCAAGGTTCGGGTGTTCCTCGCTATATTCAAGGCTCCACGGTAACTGGTCCGATGATGATTGGAACTAATAATTCTGGTCAGACGGTGGTTGTGCCACCGGTACCGGACCAACTGGGACTAGCGCGAGTTGCTGTACCTAATTCGACCGTCCACTCGGGTCTTGCGTTGGGCGGAGCGCATGCGTTAGATTTGAATGCGATTAAAGAGGGAATTATTGGGACCTCTGTTCAATTATCGCAAGCAAATCTTTCGCCTGCCTCCGCTTTCGCAACGACCCTCCCCAACTGTTTGAACTTCCTGTGTTACGACGCGGGTTGGACGCTAGTTGGGGATACTGTGGCGGCAGGAGTGACCAGTCAACTGGCTCCATACAATCCTTCTTCGGTGGCAACACCGGGGCAGCCTATGATTGCAACGTCTGATCTCTCCTCGCTCTTTGTGCGCTCCGTTTATTCGGCAGCGCGCTACCTCGTACCTCTTATCAACTTCGGGGTCCTGCCTGCTCTTAATGCACCCGTAGGCAGCACCACGATGAAGACTGAGGTATAAAACCACTTGTCCGAAGATATCTACTGGCTAGATCGGGACCCAGCACGCCTGATGGGCTTCGGCCTATCAGGGGTGCGTCGCCGGGTTTGGTCACCTCGCGACGCATCATTAACTTGACGGGGACGATTATTCAGAACCGCACAGTCGCCAATGGGGATCTGGCCAGATGAAATCAAGGACTACCGGCATGTACTAGGGGGTGGCACCCCGGGCTTAGGTACATGTTTAAGAATATTACCCCTCTCGAGGGCTTGTATTCTG